CTTCTAGCTTACCATCAAAACCATTATTTATTTTTTCGTAGTTACTATCAATACCATCTCTACCCCAAATAATTTTCTTATCTAAATTATCTGGAAGTCCGAAACCTTGATCATCAATACGATAATTACCAGCACCATCAGTATTGCTTGATTTGTTGGTATTACCGAAACCATCTAAATATCTTTGGCTTGCACCATATTCATAACTATTCTCACCTTGAAAAGTATCAATAAAACTTTGTTTCTGTCTATTTAATCTTCTATTTAATTCGGCAGATGATGTTACATCAGAACCAAAATCATAAAATCTTGAATATGGATATAGATTAGTATTTAATTCCATAAAATATGTTCTTGGTACTGAATTAGTTGTTTTAGTATAAATTAAACCAGCATTTGCAATAGCAGATTGCCATGCACTACTAGATGGTTTATATGATGATCTATTTAAATTACCTATTAATAATTGTTGTTGACCTTTACCTGTTTGTCTGAAATAATCTAAATTAGTTGAATTATCTTGAAATGGGTTAACTGGACGATAAACACCAGTAATATTTTCTAACAATTTACCAATAGTACTTTGTGATTCTCTCCTAGTAACTTGAAAATCAATCTTTGCAGTAAATAACTTAGTATTCGGATCACCATCAAATAAATTAGAAAAATTAGTTATTGGTAAATATTCTGAAGCTGCTAATGATCTAGTTGTATGAGCAAATTGTCTACCTAGCATTTCTAATCCAATCAATTGTATCGGTGTATTGATTGGTGATACCAATCTAGCAATTATTGAATTATCAATATCGGGAGAACTAAATGGTGATAATATACCAGCAATTGAATTTATAGCTTGAGTAATATTACCTTCTTCAATTCTGTATGGGTTCTCAGGTGTATATAGATTTCTAGCTTCAATTCTCTCTCTATATTCCTCCGAATTATTTTGTAATCTAGACATTCAGTTTTTTTTATTCATAAATACTTGCTATTGTGTTTTAATTTAACAATATTTACGTTGGCTAAATGTGTTTTTTTTATATACTACAATTCTCTCTTTATAAAAAAACCAATTGAAGGTGAATACTTTTCAATAAAAATTTAATTAAAAATGGCGGTAGTTAACTTTATAAAGTTAAAAAATAATCCAACTTATAAAATTTTTTACTAAAAAGTAACCAAAAAGTTGTGAATATAGTATGGGCTTATTACTAGGTAAGTTTGTGAGAGATATTGATTGATATTTGTCTTTATAACTATAATACTTTCTTTAGAACTGATTATTTTGTTATAATTGTTATCTTAGTTGTGAATATTTTGATCAAAGTTACAACTTTTTTTTGACACTTGCCAAATAAAATCCAGAATTTTTATGAAAATATTTTTCATTTGATGACTTTTCAAGTAATTTATATATTTGTGATACTCTTTGATGTGTAATATTTAACATGCTTGCAATACCCTTATATGTGTTAAATTTATGGATTTGCTTATTATTAAAAACAATAAATTTTTTCTCTTTAAATTCTTTTGTTCTATGAGTACTTTCACAACTATAATGTTTCCAAGATTTAATAATATCTATATTGTTTTCGTAGAATTCAGGAGTTACTATTCTATATTTTTTTCTTTTTATACTATCTGTGTTGATTTTATTATATTTGATACCTCTACAATAGTTTAAATATTTCGATAATTCTACACCAGAACGAAATTTATTTACAATATTACCTAATAAATCAATTAAATATAGTTTTTTTCGTCTTATATCACCACCGCCTGAACCAGCAATTTTAGTCTTATTATAAAGCATATCCCAGCTATATTTATTAATATATTGCTGCTCCTTAAATAATAATCTACCATCATCAACAATTTCCAATATTTCAAATATGAAATTTTCAATACCATATTTATTTACTGCATTTTGCAAATGTTGATTATTATGTTTGTTGTTTCTTAATTTACTAAAATGTACTCCATGTCTGTATGATATATTTTTAGAACTACCAACATATTTTTTATTGTTTGTTTTATTGGTAATTACATAAACTCCAGATATATTCTTTTCCATATTAAAAACTTTACTTTATTTAAATAAATACGTAGTGTGTTAATTATTTATACGAATAAAACGGTTTTTTTTTTGACACAATCAAGTATTCATCAAACTATTTTTCAAAATATATTAAAATAATTTAAATATTATAATACAATATTGGTTTTGTTCATATTGCAAGATATAAATATACAATAAATAATTTGATTAAACAAGTGGGTTGAATGATATATTTATCAGTAAATTATCTTTACGAAGTAAAGATAAAGAGTAAAAATGGTAATGTCAAATTTTAGACACTACCCGATCCTGATTTACCACTTTTTTCATCTGCAGTTTTAATTGCTGTTCTTCTTGATATGTTAATTGAATCTGCGATTTTCTTACCATCAACATTTAAGTTTACTGTAGCATTAAACGTTGCATTATTATCTGCAAACTCAACTTTTAATGGTTTATTTAAAATAGATGCTAAACTAGCAAATGCTGATTCACCACCAGATTCCATTGAATTTATAGCATCAATAGTTGCTCTTATTTCTTTAAATTGTGATGCTGATCCTTGTAATACACTGTTTATATTATAAAAAGCATTACCAACTCTTTCGAGATTATCTGCGTTAGAACCTATACTTGAAACTGCTGAAGTTATTCCAATCATTCCTGCAATACCCATTGGATTACCTATCATTAATGCAGCACCTCCAATACTTAGCATTCCACCTGCAATTCCTGATAAATCAACACCATCTAAGGTTGCAAAACCTTCTGCCATCGCACCTATACCTGTAGCAGCTAAATTAATACCATATCCAACACCAACTGCAGCAGCACCTAATGCTAATAGTCCAAGTGAACCTGCAGTACCTGCAGCACCTACTGCCGTAATTGCAGGTGCTAATGCAAATGCACCAACTGACATTGCTAACATTGTCGCTGGTAATGCCCATATTTGTGTCTCATCTAATTTAGACATAGATTCTGCCAATTGAGCAATCCCTTTTGATGCTAACATTACACCTGCACCAACACCAGCAGCAGCTATTCCTACACCAGCACCAGTCCCTAATGCTGATAATCCACCACCACTTTTAGCTGCTTTACCTACTGCACTTCCAGCACCACCACCTTTTTTGCCCATAAGACCACCCATTTTTCCAATGCCGATCTTATTATACATAGATGTCACTAGTCCAACAGATTTTGTAAGTGCTACACCAATAGCCAACGCTTTACCTGCACCAATTAAGAATGATTTCATGGCTTCAGATTTACCATTCAATACTCCTTGAATTGTTTCAATCAACGGTCTTATTTGATTATCAAGAATACTATTGATTCCTTGTAATATAGGTAGCATAGATGATTTGAACATTTGAACAGTATTGACGAATTCTTCATCAAATGTTTTTGCACTTTTTGCTCTAGCTTCAAGTGCTTTACTTTGTTGTTCTAAATTACTTATATCTGTTTCACTTAGTTGATTAAGCATTTTCTTCTTACCAGCTATTTCAACATAATATTGTAAGCTATCACCTTCTCTTTTAGCTAGACCACTAGCAATTTCCATCTGCTTTTTATCAAGACCAATCATTTGTTGTTTCATTTTACTGATTTCAAGCATACGTCTTGATTGTTCTGCTAACTCCCCTCTTTGCATACCTAGTGCCTGACCGACACGTTCTAGTCTATCCATATCCATAGGTGATATGAATGTTTCAAAACCACCTTCAGCATTTTTCTTAAATGTTGCGACACCTTTAGTCATCTCATTTATTTTCTGGGTGAATTTGGCTGGATCATTACGAGAAAGGAATAGTAATTGGAACGGATCGGATTTGGCAAACTCACCACCCATAACTTGTAGTTGTGCAGCTAAGTCAACAGCACCTTCTAATGTTCTAGCTTTTTCGGCACTATCCAACATCGATCCCATGTCGATCTTAAACTTTTCTGCATAACTAGCCATTTCTGCAAAACCTTGCACACCACCACGAAATGTAAACTTTTGTAAATCCTTAAAATTGGTCGTAATGTTTTTCAACACTTTAGTTGTGTTAACACCCATTCTTTCGGTGGTATCTACAACCCCTTGAACATAGTTTGCTGATTGTTCAGCACTTAATCCCATTAATTCAAATTGACCAGTAAGACGTGCAGCTTGTTCAATACCAAGACCAGTACCCTTTCCTATTGCTACAATTGCATCTAAAGCAGCTTCAGATTGTATTCTAGCTCTACCCGTCTCGTCTGCAAATGTTGATTGGATATTCGCTAAATCCTGAACACTAGCACCTAAACGTGCAGCATTAACTGCAGCACCTTCAATGCTTTGTCTCATTTGTGCTGATTTTTCACCTGATAGTCCTAACTCAAGATTAAGACTTTTAACTGCTTTATCAGAATCCATTAAGAAACCAAAGAAATTACTACTACCTATTTGGTTTAACTTATTATACATGAATCCTAGTACACTAAGTCTTTTATTTTCAACACCTAAAATTTCTCTTTGCTTGGCAAGTTCTTTTTTTGCTAATTCGATTTGTTTTTCGTAACTCTTTATCTCTTCTTTAGATAAATTATTACCATCAGCTAAAGATTTGTTAATTTCCTTTTCAAATGAGACTAAATCTTTCATAGCATCATTAGCACGTCTTTTAGCTTCGTTTATCTTTAAATTATTAGATAAACTATTTTGTTCTGCATCGTTTAGCTCTTGAAGTGCTTTTAATAAATCTTCAGTTTCTTTTTTATTTTGCTTTGCCATTAGAAAACTTTTACATAAATACTATTAGTAATTATTTTAATATTACTTATGACTATTTTTAGATTTACGCATTTCTCTTTCTTGATGCTTTTTAGTCTCTTCCATTTCAGTCTTTAACAACTCAAGATAATATCTACGTTTATACACTGGAATATTTTCGACATAATTAGATGAAAAATTAGCATGCTTGGTGAGGATATATATTTCTTCCATCACCATTTGCTTATATTTACCTGCTAAAGACTTGGGAAAAAAAAATCGACTCCAACTGTTAATGCTGCTTTAAATTTATAACCATCTTTAGCTTTAAACTCATAGGTCATATCAATATCTGGACTTACATCTAATATCTTTCTACGAATAGTAAAAGTATCTTTAACTGGCATTGCATCTACAAATCTATCGATATAGCTTCGATCAGTTTTATCTCCTATTTGTACAATATGTGCTTTTAGTTTCATTGTTGAATATTCGCTAAAGTCATAACCATATGCTTCTTGTATTGATTCAGCACGTTTTTGTAGTTGCTGCTCTTCGCCCGATGATAGTAATCTAAATTTAACTATTTTTTTTCTCATCGGTATGTCAACAGTGAAGTGACCATTTTCATCTGGATTTTCACTAACTTCCTTGTGATCAAGTTTTAGTAGATTTACTGTTTCAGTAAATGATGGTTTTCCATCTCTAGGGTCATTAACTTGTACTTCATAGTCTTGACCATATGATGATGCTCTTAAGAATAAAATCAATGCATTTTTATCACCAGTAAGTAATTTAGATACATCTAAATTTTGAGGTGATTTTATTTTTCTTTTAAGTATCACATCTAATACAGTACCGTCTTGTATTAATGATGGTGTTGTTAGTATATCTTCATCTCTAGATGTTAGATATTCAATTTTAACTTTATTTAATCTATCTGGATATAATAAACCTTTTGATGGTAAATCAACTACTTCATACCCAACAATTAAATCTGGGTCTGTTTCCTGTTGCATTCTAGATTGAAAATTATCTGGTGATTCCATATCGATTTTCGGTGGCATCTTAGATGCTATTGATTGGCTCACTTCACCAGTTTCACCCGTTTTTTCCTGATCTGCTCTTTGTCTTTGAGCATAGAAATTATTTAATGACTCATTAAATCCTTTATTATCTGAATTGTTTTCTTCTGACATCTTATAAATTTTTATAAAACTTTATTATTTACTGATAAATACAGTGATTATAATTTTTTTTATAGAAAATCAAGATTTCTTCATCTCAAACGTATAATAGTATATATAGATTATAATATATGGGAAGTAGAAGAACGAATAATATATTAATGGAAGGTGATTTAACACCTAAGCAGTTAAAAGATGATAATAAAGAATTCATTAAAGGCACTATGCATTCCAGTGTCAAGGTCATTGCTAAGAATGATAGTCAAAAGGAGTTATTAAGATCAATAAAAGCAAATCAGATTACTATATGTAGTGGAAAAGCAGGTTGTGGTAAAACTTTTGTTTCACTTGGATATGCATTAAAACTATTAAAAAATCAGAACAACTATTATCAAAAAATTTACTTGGTTAAATCAGTAACACCTCTCAAAGGTGAAGAAGTTGGTTTTTTAAAAGGTGATTTAAAAGAAAAAATTGATCCATATATGGCTAGTTACTATATCAATATGGAAAAGTTAATAACTAAAATGGATATGGAGTCATTAATGTTTAAAGATTTTATTAGACCCTATCCACTTACATATCTTAGAGGTGCTAGTTTAGATAATGCAATTATTATCGTTGACGAAGCTCAAAATATTACAATGGATAATGCTAGAACCATTTTAACTAGGATTGGTGAAAATAGTAAAATGATACTATTGGGTGATTCTAATCAGATTGACATGAAAGACAAAAGAAACTCATGTCTATATAAATTAATATCTCTTTTTGAAGATACCGAAGAAATAGGAACAATCATAATGAATGATAACGATAGAAATGTTAGAAACCCAATCATTGATATGATTGAGGAAAAATTTGATACTTTAAAACAATATAAAGATGGAAAATAAACGAATATACGTGGCATATGTAGGTGTTGGTGGTGTTGAAAACCAAGACGATGTAGCGAAAATAATGAAGTCTGCATATGACTCAATAGGAACAATATTTAATGAACAAGAAGGTGAAGTAATTTTTATTCCAGTAAGAGGTACTGACAGCAGATTAGAGTGTATAAATCCTCGATACGTCACCGAAGAAGAATTAATAAGAAAACATAGACTTCTTATTGATGAACTACATGAACATTTAGATGGTCACCTAAAAGAATTACTTGATAAAGAGAAGAAAACTGAATAATGGGTCAAAAAGAAGAATTTGAAAAAATAATGAGTGAAATTGAGCATAAGCTTAAAAACAACCCAAAACTAAAAGAAGAAATTCAAAATAGTGTAGCTAATATCGAAAGAATACTTGGTTATGAAGTGGATGTATCTGTCATATATAATAGAGGTGTTTCTGATTATGAACAAGAATTAGAAGGATATAATCTAGATATTGATGATGATGTTGATGAAGAGATTAAGCTTAAAGACTTTATCAAGTTTATCGAAGATGAAGATTCAGATTATAAGGTAATGATTGATCCCTTATATATGAAAAAAGGAGTTAATAAAATTACAAATGTACTAGTAACAACTGTTGATGATTATGTTATAATAGTACCTAAAACAAGTGAAGAAAATGAGTAAAAAAGTAATAGCCGTTGATATTAATGAGATTTTTAGATCATTATGGATACAATTTGATAGATATTATGTAGAGGAATTTGGTGAGGAAGGTGCACCCGATGACGAATTAGCATATGTTTATGATTTCTGGAAAAATTATGAGTGGAAAGATACCACTGTTGAAACTAAAGAATTAAAAGAAGATGCACCTGAGTCAATATCACCTACTGATTATGTATTGAATGAAGACACTGGAGAGTCAAATGCCGACTTCTTACTTTTCGAAAAGAAAACAGAAGATTTTACGGCTAGAGAAATGTATAATAAATTCATGTATGAAGATTTCTGTATGGATATCTTCGGTTTTGCACCGAAAATGTATCCTCAAGTGGATAAGGATTCAGATCAATTTTATCTAAAGTTTAAAGATCAATTTGATTTAGCATTAGTGTCAAAAGAAAACTGGTTCTCTATTGCACCAACATTGTTTTTCTTAGCTAAAGTAACACCAAGATTTAATAGTTACTTTTTCTACGAAGAAAATAAAGAAATATGGGATAGAGTTGATTATTTAATCACTACCGATCCTGAACTTATCGAGTCGAAACCAGAAGGTAAAAAGGTGGTAAAATTAGACAGACCATTTAACCATGAATTAGAAGGTGATGTGGTTGCAACGAACTTAATCGACTTAGTTGATAGTGAAAAGTTCAAAAAATTAATAAATTATATAGAAGAAAAAGAAAAAATAGAGGAATAATGACAGAAGAAAACGCACAAGTGTCAAACGATCAAATAGATAAAATGAAAATGTCTATTACAAAATTAAAAAACAGTCAATCTAAATTTCTGTTTTTTGTAACTAAATCAACTAATCCATCTGCTTCAATGTATGAAGTATATTTTCACGCTAATGTAGTGAAAAACATGGGTTTTGAAACAATCATACTTACTGATGAAGATGAATATGAAATACCATATTGGATTGATGAAGATTTAACAAAACTAGAGCATCAACCAATGAGTAAAGCCAAGCTTAATGTAGGGCCTCAAGACGTATTAGTTATTCCAGAAATTTTTTCTAATGTAATGGAGCAAACTAAAACACTTCCATGTATTAGAGTTGGATTACTACAATCTATTGATTACATGATGAATGGTTTAGTACCGTCTGTTGATTGGTCTTCATTTGGAATAAGTAAAGTAATTACAACGTCTGATACATTAAAAAATCTAGTTGAAGAGTTCTTCGGTAAAGATAAATTTGATGTGAAAACATATGATATTGGATTACCTGAATATTTCTATAATGACGATGCTCCGAAGAGACCAGTTATAACAGTTGTAGGTAGAAATCCAAATGAGATATCTAAGCTTATTAAACTTTTCTATGCTAAATATCCTCAATATGGTTGGGTTACTTTTGATAGTATGATTACTGAATCTAAGCCACCTAGATCACTTACTCGAAAAGAGTATGCAGATAGACTTAGAAAGAATTTCGCTGCGGTGTGGGTTGATAGAATTGCATCATTCGGTACATTACCAATTGAAGCAATGGCAAGTGGATGTATTCCAATTGGTTTAGTACCAGATATTACACCTGAATACTTATTAGAAAAAGTCGTAAATGGTGAAAATGAAGACAGTGGTAGTGAATATACTTATGCTGAAAATTCAGGTGTATGGACTGCTGATTATTATTCATTACCTACATTAATTGGTGATACACTAACAAAGTATCTTGATGATACTATTGAAGACGATGTATATGAGAAAATGAAAACCATTTCTGATAAGTATAATCAAAAGAATTCTTCGGTACAAATATCTAAAATCTATAAAGATTTGATTGAAGAAAGAATTGTTACTTTAGAAAAAGCAATAAGCGATCTTGATGAAAAGAAAGCAGAAGCTGCTGATGTAGCATCAAAATAAACTAAAATATAATTAAATATAGAAAAATGAAATTAACTACAATTATACCTATACACGAAATGAATGAAGAGCTTTCAACATTATTTATTAAAGCTCTTGAAAGTGTAGTTGGACAAAAGAAATATAATGTGAAAGATAATCTTACTATCTTAATTCCAGTAGCACCTGCTGCTGTGAATGAAGTAAATAAGGTTGTAGCTGAATTTTCAGATCAGGCGACTATTGAGGTAGTCACTAATACTGAAGATACTAGTTTTCAAGGACAAATTAACTTTGCTGCCGAAAAAGTGGAAAGTGAATATTTCACAATATTAGAGTTTGATGATGAAATATCTGAAACCTACTATTATAATGTAGCTAAACACGCTAAACATTATGGTAACGTTGATGTATTTCTTCCTATTATCATCGAATCTAACAATGAAGATAAAGCAATTAAATTAACTAATGAAACTTGCTGGTCTAGATCGTTTGTAGGTGAAAATGGTGAAATAGGATATTTAAATGCTGATGCATTAAATCAGTATACAGATTTTAAAATTTGTGGTTCAATATTGAAAACAGAAGAATTTATTAATTCTGGTATGTTAAAAACCAATATTGAATTAACATTCCAATATGAATTCTTATTGAGAATGATAATGAATGGTAGTAATGTTTATATTATACCTAAAATTGGATGTAAGCATCTAGTAACACGTGAAGGAAGTCTTTTTGATAGATACTCAAAAACATTGACATTAAAAGAAAGACAATTTTGGTTTAACACAGCTAAGAAGGAAGCGAATTTTCCTTCTGACAGAGAAATTGATACTTCAGAGTTGCTAAGTGTTGCAGAATAACCTTAGACAACTTTAAGTATGGATGACAGTTAAGAAAAAGAAAAGAGTAGTAAACAAAAAGAAATATTTTGCAGAAAGAGAAGAGCAAGCAGTATTAGATTATAAATATGCTGACACCCATGAGGAAAAGCACCGCATTTTCAATGAGATTTTGCGGAAGCCTTTCCAAGTCATGGTCGAAGCAATACTTAGAAGATATCAACACCACATTGGTAACTATGATATTAAAGAAGTGGAAGCTAACGCTTATTCACATCTTGTAGAACAATTTATTAAATTTGATGAGACACGTGTTGGTAAAAATGGTAAAAAGGCAAAAGCATATAGTTATTGTCAAACGATTGTAAGAAACTTTTATAAGGATCATGGTGAGAAGAGTTATAAAGAAAAGACTCAAATATTAAGTTGGGAAGATTATTCTGATACCGTAATGGAAAGACAAGAATATCTTTACGAGATTGATGACACTGAAAAAAGTGATTTAGAAGAACTCATTGATTTAGTAGTAAAGAATATGCGTGATAGAATTGATGAAGATGGAACTCTCAAGAAAAATGAAATCATTGTTGGTGAAGCCATCATAAATGTATTGAGTAATTGGCACATTCTATTTCTTGAAGAAACACCTGATGGAAGGGTTAACAAGAAAATAACTAACAAATATCAGAAAAATAAAATACTTCAGTTGTTGAAAGAACAGACTAGGCTTAATACTAAAGAGATTAGAATGTCCATGAAACCATATAAAGAAATTTACTTCTTACAAAAGAAAGATTTCTTTATGGACGAATAACTATTTGTCTCTTGGGTATTTATAAATAAATATAATAAGATGCCTAGAAAAAAAAGACATAAGTTTAAGTTCGACCAAGATAGTGTTAATTTACTATTGCAAGAATGTTATGATGATTCTAGAAATACTAAAGCCAAGATTGTTGCCCTGTTTAATAAATGGGAGCAACATGCTACCGAAGGTGGTGAAATTGCAGCAATCGGTGACCAAATAGCAAAACTATTAGGTGCTGAAGCTAAGAACCTAGATCAAAAAATCGTTATTTTAAGATACCTTAAAGAAGTTGTATTTGAAAATGAAAAAATGCAAAACAATAAAACTGAGGTTGGTGACGAAGTACGTAACAGTCTAATTAAGATGGTTAGAGACGCAGAAAGTAAGAAGAAAAAAGAGAATGAGTCTAATAAATGATAAGAAAAGTATTTTTACCGAGATTGGTGCATTTAACTCTATTAGTAGTAGCGTTGAATTACCCAATTCAAGTAGTTCACTATCCTCTGTTAATAACAGCAAGGATATTGCTACCTTTCTTTTAGATATACTCGTTACATTAGTTGGTAGTGGAGTCCTAAAAAAAGTTACTGGTGAACTTTTAGGTGATTTCATTACCGAGACTAAACCAACATTAAAAGATGCTTTAAGCGATCAATTGATTGATTTTAATAGTGAAGATAGTTTACCTAGTGATTTCTTCACTAATGGATATAGTATTCCAGCTAAAGACATTGATGTGTATGGTAAACTAAAAAGTGATCCTGCTTCTGATATTGGAAGTCAAATATATACAGATGGTAGTATAAATACTTTTGATAGAAAAGCATATCAAGCAATAGTTACGCCAAATACTGAAGTGACTTATGGGGAAGTTAAAATACTCTATAATGATGCTAGTGATGAATTCACTTTTAAACCAGTGAATCCAAGTCAGAATATTGGAGCGTTCACCAGTAGCTTTATTAATAATATGGTTCTTTTTGATAAAAAAACATTTATCACTGAAGTACTTAGTATAATTTTTGGAACTAAAAGTGCTGCCCAAAACAAAACCGAGCAACAAATACTAGGAGAAATTAAAATCAATAAAACATTACAAAATTTTATTGATGAAAAAGAAGACTTGACAATATCTGATGATGAGTTAAATGAATTAGAAAACCAAGCTAGACAAATCAGCCAAGGTTATACTGAAGTATCAATCGGATGTTGTGATATTCTTAGAGGATCAATGAGTGTTGAAGACATGACCGATCTTAACACTAGATTTAGAAACGCTGCTAATCCAGATCAAGCAGGTAACATTTTAAGTGATGGTGTTTCCAATAGTTTTAGTGGTGAAGATGCTGATGATGCAGAAGAAAATGAAAGAACAATTAAAGATGGTATAATCAAAAGAATTATCAATGCAATAATTGCTATTTTAGCTGCAGCAATAACAACATCACCCGAAGCAAGATTTATTCTGCTAATAACAAAAGGGTTTAAAAATAATGGTGTTATACCTAGTGGCAACCCTACTGGTGATTTAATTAATTTTAGAGTGTTAATTAAATGTCTAATAAAAAAAGTTAAAGAATTGATATTTGAGTTTTTATTTAATTTAGTAAAAGAACAGTTGATAAAACTAATTATACCGATAAGTAAAAGAATACTTAGAGAAAAAATAAATCAATACATCGGGGTTCTCCGTACTTTAATAGGATTTGGGTAATGGCAACAGATTTTTCAAACATAGAATCAATAATTGGATCGATAACGACAATTTTAAAAATACAAACTATCGGTGGTGCTACTACAGTACCTTCACCTCTAATATTAGCTGGTGCACCTTTACGTAGTGGACTTAGCCCAACTAAAATAGCATCTAGAATTATTGCTCGTAAAAGTGAAGCTGGTCTTCCTGTTGGTGCATTACCTTCTGGTGGTGCTAGTCCTGATGAACTAATGGAAAGAATTAGAGTGGAAGAAATTATTAAAGCAATACAACAAGAAAGTGTTGTAACAGTTGCAATTAGACCCGGTATTACATTAACTGCTGCTGGAGCTAGTCCAGCAGGGCCTGTTACAGTATTTGGATCAACAATAACATTAGCATCAGCAAGAGGAATTATACAATAATGACTAATTTAAAAGAGTATACCGAAACTGAATTATTAAAATTTATCAATGATGCTGAACGTGATCATAATGATAAAAAAGAGGTCATAAAAAAAGTTTTAACCGAATATAAAGAAGTAGAAGAAAAACTCAATAATGAAATCAATTTATTAGATGATATTGAAGTTAGATATGTAACACTGATGGAAGAATTAAGTAGTAGGGCTAAATAATGGCATTTGAAAGAAAAATAACGCAAACATCTGATCCGTATAATAGAGTCGGTAATAAAGCAACTAATGTATCTAATGTATATTGGGGTGAAGTGGTATCAATTGAAGATAATACTGATGGTGGTAGAATAAAAGTTAAAATTGCCGAGTTAGATACTCAAACACCTAACGAAAACTTACCGTATTGTTATCCGTTAATCCCTAAGTTTTTCCATGTATATCCTAAAGTAGGTGAGGTAGTAAGAATTATTATTGAAGATACAAATTCTCCACAAAGAAGTAGACATTGGGTTGGTAGTGTTATATCTCAATTACAGAATGTTAAATATGATAATGTATTTAGAGCATTATCGACAACCAATGTTAAACAAACCGAACCATTAAAAGCCATATCAACATATCCAGAAGCTAGAGGTGTATTTCCAAATAAACAGGATATTGCATTAATTGGTCGTGATAATACCGATGTAATATTAAAAGAAAAAGAAGTACATATAAGAGCAGGAAAACATGAAATTGATAATGTTCTAGTTTTAAATAAACAAAATCCAGCAACACATTCATTATACTTTGAAGAAGTGAGTGGGGAAACAAGAAGTATGTCATTACATCTAGCAGATAAAATTGCATTAATTGCTCATGAAGGTATACCTAAATTTAGAGCTGCTGATCTTGATGTAGATGAAAGAAATAGGATTATTAGTAAGGCACATCCGATGGTGCGTGGTGATGTGTTGGCAGAAATACTTGAGGTTTTTAGAAAAGCAATATTGAATCATATACATCCGTATTCTAATTTACCTTCGGATAAATCAGGTATTATTCTTGATTTAGAAAAGGTTAATCTAGAAAGCTTTAAACAAAATAACATCTTGATCAATTAAAACATTGACATTATAGATTTTTTTGTGTTATATTGCACTCATGAGTCTTCCAAATGTACCTATTGAATTTTTTACGACATTTAATGAAGTGACTTATTACGATGAACCACATAAATATTTTGTGGGTGATAAGGAACTAATTTCGATGACAACGTTGATTAAAAAGTATAAACCAGCTTTTGATATTGATTTTTGGTCATTAAAAAAAGCACAGGATTTTAACTTAGATCAAGAAACCATTAAGTACCTTTGGAACTTTAATAATGACCGAGCTGGGATAATGGGAAGCATACTACATGATTATGCCGAGAACATGTTTTTAAATAAAGTCTTCCCATACCCCATGAACACCGTCCTAGATCGATTTGGTCACGATGCTACTAGAGAACTATTCGAATTTAAGAAAGAACGCTTTAATAGGTTCTATGAGCTTACTAAGAACCGACTGTATACAATACGTACAGAATATGTAGTTTGGGATAAGGAATTTGATCTTGGTG